GACAACGGTGCGGGTGCCGCGAAGGTGTATGTTGTCACCGTCACCGTCCCGTAAGCTGTCACGGTTCCCCGCAGCCTGAGCCGTGGCTCGGAGCACCCCGCACCCTCACCGGTGCGGGGTGTTTTGCTATATACTCATGATTACCGAGTGCTGCGAATCGAGAGGCCAGACTGAAATGAACACTGTTGAAGCTGAAAAGCTCCTGTTGGCCCAGGTTGGCAAACCGTACGTGTGGGGTGCTAATGGACCGGACAAGTTTGACTGCTCTGGCATGGTGTACTGGTGGTATGGCGCTACTGGGAATGTGCGTTCTGACACTACCGCGAACGGTCTTTACCACAGGACGCAGCCGGTTGACGACCCGAAGTTGGGCGATCTTGCATTCCTCTATTCGGGTGGCTATATTTCTCATGTTGGTATCATGCTTGATGCTGATACAGTTATTGAGGCACGCGGTCGCGCATACGGCGTGAGAAAAACACCCCTGTCCGTGTTCAAGGTACGTCAAGGATACTATTTCCGTGGTGTCCGCCGTGACCCCGATTTCCATTTGGACGCTGCATCCGTCACCCCTCCCGCCACGGTGAAGTTCCGTGTAGCGTTCGGTGCGCAGAAGAATCATCGGTTTGGTGGGATGCCGTCCGATAGTGTCACGCGGGCACGGACGGTGAAAGCGTTGATGGACGTTTCCCTGTTCGGTATTACCGAGTCTGATCCAATCATGGTCCGCACGATTCTCAAGGAATACCCGAACCATGTTGCCGTAAGTCTCTCCACGGGAACCGTCACCATCTTCTACGATCATCGCGCATGGCACCCGCGAGCTCACCGCGAGGTACTGTACGGTGACAACTATCACGGTGCGCTGTGCCTGCCGCTGGAACGTATCGGCACTGAGGAGGGGTTGGATTTCATTGTGAATCACACCCGTCCAGCGTCCGTTGCCACACCGGCCCAGAAGATTGCCGATATCGCCAAGGCACGCGAACTGCACGGTACATGGCCGGTTGTCATTGCGGGCGATTTCGCCATGGACGCTGACAAGGTGCTCGGCGCATTCCCGAGGATCAGTGACAAGGTGGACACCTATGATCCTGCCGGGAACCAGTACATTGACGCCCTGTACAGCGGATACGGTGCAACCGGCGTAGACTCCCGCACCCTTGACCCTGGCAACGTGTCAGATCACAAATGGCTCAACTGCATGATTCAGATAGGCGCATGATGATTAGCAATCCGCCTTATGGTGAGGCCCAGGAACACACGTTCGGTCAAAGTTTCAACTATGCCGCGTGGGCACCCAACAGTTCCCTTTCCTTCCACAACGTCACATGGGACGGTAGCTACCGCGATATTGTTGGCTACACCACCCAAGCGCAACTTGACGATTTTCTTGACCACGGCGTCATCAACATCAATGGGACCGCGTCCCCGGTGAAGGGTCCGGAGTACACTACCGGCGCGTCCTATCTTCGGGCGAATGAGCCGGTGGTTGTCGGACTGCCGTTCAATCAATGTTTCAAGTACAACTACCTTCGGGTCACGAACCCTACCCAGCCGATCACGGGTGCGGATGAGCCGCGCACATTCTACTATTTCATTGTCGGCGTGGAATACATGGCGCCGCAAGCAACAAGGCTCACACTCCAACTGGACGTGTGGCAAACCTTTTCCCGGTTCGTCACCTTCGGACGCTGCTACATCGAACGCGGACATATCGGCATTGCCAACTCCAACCAGTTCAAGGATCACGGACGGGAATACCTGACGGTCCCTGAGGGCTTGGATACCGGTTCGGAATATGTTGTGTCGGACCATATGGAACACATCATTGCCGAGGGCAAGAGCACCGACTACACAGTCATGGTAACCACCACGGTGACATGGCAAATCGATCCTGGCACCATTGATGCTCCCAAGTTGCAGACCGCACAGGGCACGATTTGGGAGCGTATTCCTAACGGGTGTGAAATCTATTTGATGACTCCCACCGATTTCATGCAATTCATGTTGTATGCTACCGAGGTTCCGTGGGTCACTCAAGGCATCATTTCCATTACGGCAGTTCCCGACATTTACGCCGAAGTGAAAGCCGGAGTGAGTTCAACAGAAATGACGCTCGCATGGGCAGGTAACGCGAAAGTCTTGTCCGTGATCGGTGGTGAAGCGATTGCCGACGTTATCAAGATTGCGGACGATTGGCGCGCCAAGATTGCTGTTCCGTCCCGTTACAGTAATCTCAAAAAGTTCCAGACCTATCCGTACGCTATGCTTGAAATGACTTCCTACACCGGGAACCCTGTCATCCTCAAGCCGGAATGTCTGGCAATGGACGATCTGTATGTGGGTATGGGAATGCACCTTGTGCCGCCGAACTCGCGTATTGCGTTCTACCCGTTCAAGTACAATGGCAAAGAATACGCCTCCGATACGGAAGCCCTCGCGGACAAGTCGTCTGACACGCTGCCGAACGATTATGCCGAATACCTTGACGTGACCACGGGTATTATGAATCTGCCGCAATTCTCGTTGGTGAACGATTCATATTTGGGGTTCATGGCGTCGAACCAGAACCGCATTGCCTACGGCTATTCCAGTGCTGATTGGTCACAGAACCGTGCGAGTCAGTCGGCCACGAATGCGGTTGATGTTGCGCGTAATAGTATTCAGAACTCTTACATGAATGCCATGAACGAACGTAACGCGACAATGGGGCAGGGCGCGAACAGTATCGTCAAGGGCATTGCCGGTGGCGCTCAGGCAGGCATGGAGGGAATGGGCACGCGGGCCACCGGTGGTAGCATGGCTGCCGCAGCGGCAGCCGGTATCGGTATTGGTGCCCTGGCAGACGTTAGCTCTCTGGCAATGCAAGGCAACGTCATGACCACCAATGCAACCAATAACATGTTGGTGGGTGTCGAGAATGCCAGAATGAATGAGAAACTGGCAATCAGCGTCTCCAAGGGCGACCATGAGAATGAGATTCGTGGCATCAATGCCCGCGTGCAGGACACCAAAATGCTACAGCCGTCCACGTCCGGGCAGATGGGTGGGGAAGCATTCAATCTTGTCATGGCAAAATGGGGCGTGTTCTTCCGCGTCAAGACACTACAGGCAGCCGTCAGGAATGCTATCGGTGAATACTGGCTCAGGTACGGGTACGCAATCAACAGGTTCCATGTCATGCCGTCCGATTACAAGGTGATGACCAAGTTCACCTATTGGAAGTTGAAGGAAACCTATTTGACCAGTGGCGCGTGTCCCGAATTGTACAAGCAGGCCATTCGCGGTATTTTCGAGAAGGGTGTCACTGTGTGGACAACCCCAACCGACATAGCTAGTATTGATCTTGCGGACAACACTCCGCTTTCAGGGGTGACACTGTGACTAAGGATACCGACTACGCCGGTGGCCTGTACGACAATTTTCGGTACAACAAGGGCCAAAATCAGGTGTCCCTGATCGAATCGTTCTACATGCGGCAAATCACCGAACTCGCGTGCAACAGGTTCAAATGGACCGGACTCCCCGACCGCGACGACGACAATAGCTTGGGCGACGTACGGGTCCGCTATCTCGAACTCACCCTGTTCCGGTACGCGCTGGCCGTGTTTTTCAAGCACACCAAGTCACCGGAAATCGACAAGGCCACCGGCAAGAATCGCCCTGGATGGGGCAAGTTTCTTGCCCTCAGGGCATCGAACCCTGGCCCGCTCGACATGTACTACGACCCTACCGCGTTCCACATCTACACGAACGGTTCACAGCCCGGCCTGGACGGCCTCACCGTCTCGGCCAAGGAGGCTGTGCCGATTTGGGCGAACTACCTGCGCCACCCTGAGCTGGATATGGTGGGCATTTACGCGCACCGCATGGCGATGATGGACATTACGGTCGAGACAAACATTATCTCGCTGCGGCATCCGTTCGTGCTGGCCGCGAATCCTGAGACGGCGAAGTCGGTGCGCGAGTTCTACCGTCAACTGGACGGTGGGCAGTCCGTGATTGAGGTTCAAGAGGCGTTCCAAAAGAATCTGGCTGAGGCTATCACCGTTCTCAACATGCAAGTGGACAAGGATGCCATTACGAACATGTTGATTGACAAGCGGAAAACGTGGACGGAATGTTTGACGTTTCTGGGTATCAATAATGCGAATCAGGACAAGCGTGAACGGCTCGTGTCGGCTGAGGTTTCCGCGAACGATTCCGAAGTGCTCGCCACCCGCAGGATTGCTTTGGATTCTCGGCAGGAAGCGTGTGACCGGATCAACAGGCGTTGGCCCGAGTTGAATATCAGTGTGGAATGGAATGTCAATGTTGACGACATGGCGGACATGCCCGGCATGGAATTGGGTTCCGCAGCTATTGCTGAAACTGACAGTGGGGCGTCTACTGTGAAAATCCCTGGTGTGAAGGGTGGCGAAAAGTAATGGGCGGCACATTCACGATCCGTACCAAAGACCTCATGGAACAAGGTTTCGATTTCGGTTTGACCTCCGACGATTATCCGATCTACAAGGAACAGTTGCGCGGCGTGCTGGACGATGAGCGTCGTTGGCAGTACACCAAGGTTGACACCCCTGAGGGCGGGCAACATTTCTACGGGCTGAACCGTAAGATTCTGGATTACTATTTCTACCGGGAAATCGGGCAGGAATCGGTAGACATGTTCCGTTACATGTTGAACCAGAAAATGCGTGTCATCATGCCGTTCTACAACCAGATGCTCCACTCCGAGAGCTTGACGTTCGATCCGTTCCAAACCCAGGACACCACCCATGAGGCAACGTCCACCGCCGAGAATGATGCGACAGCAAAGTCTCGCGCAGTGTCGGGTCAGACGCCTCAGGTGGCCCTGTCGGGGAACGCGGATTACGCATCGGCTTTCACGGACTCCAACAGTCAATCGAATGGTGTCAATACTGCTACCAATGCGGTACATTTGACGGGTAGCCAGGGACACACGGCGGCACTGTTGATGCAATGGCGACGTTCGTTCCTGAACATTGAAGCCTCTATTGTCAACGAGCTTGAGCCCCTGTTCATGCAAATCACGGATGTGCAGGATTCTATGTATGAAAGGAATAACCGTGTCGGTCTCGCCGGGGGCACTTTTTGGCCCTATTTCTGATATTCAGGGTTTCTCGATGCGGGACGGACGTACCCATCTTGAGATTCAGGAGAAGATGCGCGAAAAGCTGTTGGAAGTTATCGCAGCCCAAACGAATACCAACAACTACATTCGTACCGTGTTCGGAGAGGATTCCGCACTACGGGACGAAATGCTGGCTGCCCTGGAAGGTGTCAACTCCGCCAATGTTGGTCCGCGTCTGTCGGTGTTTGTTGCAAAGTATCTCACCGATGGGGCAACCCCGGCACAGAATGTTGCCGCGATCAATGAGGCGTTCACTTATGCGGTCGCCAACGATCTTGACGTGTGTTTCGACGGTGTGCAGTGTTCGATCAATGACGATATCGACATCCAGGTAGACGGTTTGCGCGTATGGGCGTCCACTCCTACAGCGTGTAACATTACGCAGACGGTGAAGTCCAAGGGCATTTTCTACGTGTGGGCTGACAATGTTTCTGTGGACGGCTTTACGTTCACCGGCCCGCTGGCGGACGTTGGCGATACCCTGGACTTTGCAGGCAGCACCGACGATCCGCACCTGACCACGGCTGTCAAGCTTGACTGTGGGGTTGACGGTTTCCGGCTTGGCCGGATTGTTGCGTCGAACTGGTTCTGTGTTCTGGCTGGGTTCCCGTACCCGTTCCTTTCCACCCTGACTGATCCTGTGGATTACCAGTTCATCACCAACCTTTCGGTTGACGACATTTCGGTGTCGTCGGTGTGGACGGGTGTTCGCATGTCGGGCTTGAAGGGTGCAGAGTTCAGTCGCGTCCGAGGTTCGTACAAGATGGTGTCAAATCATTCATGGGCGTCCTCTTCCCCTGCTCACCTGTTCTACGTGTCCAACCCAACGATCACCGTCGATGTTCCGAAAGCATGGAATGAGAACGTCAGGGTGACGGATTGTTACGCCCGGGATGGTATGGGCGGTTCCGCATTCTCCCTGCGCTACACCAACGGCATGACCCTGGCAAAGCTGACAGCCGACAACTGCGAGGGTCTGCTGGACATGATCGGTGTGCACGGTTTCACTACAGCCGATTTGCATTCAACGAGGGACAAGTACCCGAAGGACAATGCGGCAAACGGCAACAGGGGATCGGTGGCCCTGCTGTACTGCTCCGACGGCACCGTTAACCCGTTTGTGGTTGAGGGTACAGCGAACGTTGCACATGGGTCAGTGTTCTACATTGCACAATGCACCGACGTTTCGGTCAATGAACCGAGAGGCTGGGTCAACTTGCCTGCCGTGGACGCGACCTTTGTCGGTATGCAGATTTCCGGTAATCGTGTTGCGGTCACCAAACCGTCATTCGAGAATCGCGGTGCAAAGGGAAGTATCGGTTTCGATCTGGGTTCTGCCGCCGACGTGGCAAATGCAACCATTGACAGGCCTGTCAGTAAAGGCAGCATGGATTATGGCATCCGTGTGTGGCCGACCGACACGCGACAGTCCTTGATTTACAATCCGGCAAAGCTGGAAGCTGCCACGCAAAAAATCATGTTCGCGTCTGCTGTGACCGAGGCTGGCGCACCGTTCCTGAATAATCAGGCTGCTGGCGGTTATCCTCCCGATAGTGACGTGCGGATCGTGGGATGGCACAACGGTGAGGCATTGCACAACGGCGGATCGGTAAAGGATCGTTGGGGTTCGGGTCACATTTCTGACGTGGTGACCGATGCGTGGGTGGCTGGTTTCCCGTACCTGAATGCGAACGCTACCGCTACCGGGTTGCTGTGTGCAGATTTCGGTACGATCAATGCCGAGGTTGAGTCTGACGTTCGGTTGGGTGTGGGTGCGACCCAGGTTGGTGTTGCATTGCGCGTGATTGATACCAGCAACTTCCTGGACGTTGTGATTGACGCAGCGAATGTGAAGCTGAACAAAAAGGTTGCGGGCGTCGCTACGCAGCTTGCTACGGCAGCTTTGGTGAATCCTGGCGGTATGGTGTGGCGGAACCTTCGGGCATCGGTGACAGGTAACGTTGTACGGGTGTTCGTTGACGGCGCGCAACTGATCGCATTCACTCTGACCGGTGGCGACGAAACCACATTCGGCAGTTCAATGATCCATGGGCTGCGTTCCCTTAACGGTGTCGGCGGTTCGGCTTGGTATCGTGCCAAGGTACGGGTGCTCGGATAATGTCAATCAATGTCGGATACGGGAATGCCAAGGCACAC